CCTTCACTTCATCCACGACTGCCGCATCCAGCGTCGTGTGGTATGCGCTAACCAGGTCAGCCATCACCAACGAGTCAATGCCCGTGCCACGCTCAAGAGCCTGACGCGAAACATTCTGCTGGCCAGCGTAGGTCTTGACATCAATGGTCAAGAGCGTGTCATCCATGTTGGTTTCGGACACTGCTGCGCCTTCGGTCTGCGCGGCCACGGACGAACCCGTGGTAACTCGCGAGATGTTCAGCGTGAGGCCAGCCGCAGGCAGAGCATGCTTACGAGCGGCATCAGCGAGTGGGCGGCCAGCGCGTGCGAAAGGTGCGGCCAGATTGGTCAAGTATTGCGGCACGACGAGGCCAGCGAAGTTCGCGCTGGTGACATCACGACGCTCAACGCGCTCTTCGTTCATGTGGCGCGAAAGGCGCTCAGCGGCCGAGAAGTCGTTGTTGAACTGCGCGGCGTAAGCATCACGAATGAACGAGTGCTTGCTGTCAGCGGAGTAGGTGCGTGGCTCAGACTTGACCACTGCTACTGCGGTGTCAATCTTGGTCTCGGCGCGCACTTCCGCGGCATGGGCGGAACGCTCTTCAAGTTCCTTGTGCTTGCGAATCTGCTCGTCAAGTTCCTTGACCTCTTCAAGTTTCTCGCTCACCATCTTGTCTTCTTCTGGTGACAGTTCGCGCTTCAATTCCTGCGCGGTGGTAACGATGGACTCGGCCATTTCAAGTGCCTTGCCACGCTTGCTGATGAGTGTCTCTGAGTATTTCATTTGCGCTCCCGAAGGTTCGTAGTTGTGATGGAACAGTGTTGGCTGAGATTCGCTACGGCTGTTTATGTTTCGCGATTAGCACCTGGTTCTTACGAAGCAGGGTGGTATTCGCGACTTCAACAATAGCCGTTTCATTACGGCTTCGCAACTCGGCAACCGTTTCCTCATATGCTGGGAAGGTCACGATGGAGACATCAAACAGTTGAACTTCTTTCAACTCGCGAACGCTACGGTCAGAGTTATAGGAATCCTTGACGGTTCGGAACGCGAACGACATCTGCGACAGGTCACCGCGGCGCATGGCCGACAGCACTCGCATGGCGTCTGGATTCGCTGGGTCAAGTTCTGCCTCAACGCGGAGGCCACGCTCATCTTCCTCTAACGCCAGGGTGCCAGACTTGGTGCGAGCCAGGGGAACGCCTTCATGGTCAATCAGTAGGCGCACATCAGCGCCATCATTCAAGGTCTTAGAGAACGCGCCACGACGCACATATTCAATGAACGGCATCGGCTCGCTAGGTGAATCAAAGACAGCGGCATAACCGACCAGGGTGTTCTTATCTTCAAGAGCGCGTAGTTCAAGGTTCGTGTAAGCAACTGAACGGCCATCACGCTCACGAGAAACCCAACCAGCGTGACGAACTTCCACATCCTGTGATTGAACGGAACGCTCATCCTTCTTGACAGGCTTCAGTTTGGTGTCTTTGGAATAGACGAACTTCTTCTTACTCATGGTGTGAGCCTAACAGAATACCAGGCATGATGTTCATCATTCGCCATACTCAACGACAACATGGCGTTCATCGCGTATGCCGACCAACCTCATTTGGCCTGGCAGGAGAATCAACTCAGATTCTTGATAGTTGTATGACATAGTGCTAACCGCCAGGCCAGAAGTGCCTGCAGGCAAACGCATCTCAATCACTATCTCATCAGGCCTGTCAGCGAAGTCATCAGCGACCTGTTCCCTGAAAGAGGTACTAATGAAGGCATCATCTTGAAACGATTCTCCGAGTTTGAGTTCTAATTCTCCAATGCTGTTTACGCCGAAAGTTTGCAGGCTGGCACCACGATAAACGAGTTGTGCATTTGATAGGGATGGCGCATCCGCGATAGTTGCTTCTAATCTATTTATCGTTTCTTCAAGTTCGTCATCAGGGTTGGTGAACCGACTTTCCCTCATGTAATCATTTATAAGTTCAAACTCTGAACCCGTATATAAGTCAATGGCTTGAAGTTGGTCTTCTGATAAGTCTGCGACATAGTCGGCTTGTCGGTCAATGACTTTGCTCTCATCAATTCTGGCTGAATCACCCGTACCAGCCTCAACATCAAGCCACTCATCAGGTGTGTCATCACCATCATCTGGCAACATCATCGTGTTGAAATCTTCTTCAAACTCCTCATCATCATCACTTCCGCCACCACCTGAACCAAATTTGCCGTCTGGGTCGCGCGGCTGATTCTCGTCGTAACGCTTCTCTTCATCAAGCCTCGCTACGAGGCGTTCAGCGTAAGCCTGGGCGCGGCGCGCTGAAGCCTTACTACTACCGCCACCCCACAACAACATCGCCACAAGGCCAGCCGTAATCTCATCACCCTGAACAGCGTCAAGGTCAACGATATGGCGCGCTATCCACGGTGCGATGCGACGCCACTTATCTTCAGATAACGCCACTCCTTCAGCCATCTTCCTCGCGTCTTCAACTGTTTGCGGCTTCAAGCCATCGCCGCTGAAACCTTCTTCGTGTAAACGGAGGCCACGCCTCGCGGAAGCCTTCATGAACGCTGGGGCAATCAGGTTCACGGCCTGTCGCGATTCTGCATCATCGCTTTCACTAACGCTTGATGACTGTTCTCCATCTTGGTAAGCGGCCTCTACTGCGACCATGTGCGCAATCGCATCTGCTCGCGTCGTGTGGCAACCGCCAGGTATAGGTGTGTTCTCGCCTTCTTTGACTACTGCCCAGCCTAAACAGCCATTCGCGGAATCGGTAACGGTGTACGGCACTTCTAGTCCACATCAGGTGTCAAGATACGCAAGTCTGCGGAACCGACCTGGGATGTGACGATTGCGTACATCTTCTGTTTGATTGGCAGAAAGAACTCATGTGGAGCGCTGTGCTTTTCTAGCGGCATACCGTTGCTTGTGCTGACGGTGCTATCACCGACATAAATCGTGGCGCTATCGACAATTTGTAGATAGATGTACCGATTCTGGTCATCTCCGTTCACGACAAGTGTTGGCGTTGTGCCTACGGTTACTTGAGTTGTTTTCATCGTTCTGGTGGTACTGCGTCAATGCCTGCTGGAGGCGTGGTGGCTGGGGTCATAAATGTATCTCCACCTTCATACGGTTCGCGGTTCTCTTGCTGTCGCGCTTCGTTCGGTGAAAGTGTTCCAGACAAGATTTGTGTTCGCTGGGCGTTCACCCTGGTCGTAAGGTCGGCGCGCATAAACTCATCAGCGTTGAACCGAACCTTCTGCGTAAGTGGAAGCATCTCGCTAATCGCGTCTTCAATGCGTCGCATCCACGGCAGAAGCGTGTAGCGAACGAAGTTGATACCAGCCTGCTCAACATTCTGATAAGTCTGCGAGTCACCACCCGAACCGAGAATCAGGTGAAGTGGAATACGGTAGGCGCGAGCGATGTCTCGGATGATGCTTTCACGATGTTGAATCATTTGCATATCGGAAGCGCTCGTGGTGATACTGCGCCACTTCAATCCGCCTGTGAGGACTGCTGGCCTGCGGCGCTTGTAATGGGAGTCTTCCCAGGTTTGACGCATGAGGTCTGCTTGGTCTGGCGTGATGCGTTGGTCTGTTTCAAGAACGGATGATGGTGTCGCGCCTTCGCCGTAGAACTGCGCCAGGAACCTATCCATAGCGATACCCATACCGACTGTGTTGCGTTGAATCTCAAGCGGTGAAAGGCCGCGTGTACGGCCAGGGAACAACAGCCAATGGATGGAACGAATCTCGTTCGCGCTGTATTCCTGCCTGTTGATTTCGTAGGTGAGCGTTCCGTCAGCGTCATCAACCAAATCTTTGACTTGGCCAGGGTGAATGTTCTTCATTTCTGGTGGGAGTTCACCTGGTCGGCGTGGCGCGTAGATGTATGCGCAACCGTGAAGTGCCAACATCAAGACGGTTTGATGAATGAAGTCAAACATCGTCTGATAGTCATTCGGCTTGATGAGAACTGATGGTGTTGGCAGGCGTTCGGTGCGGCCACCACGCTCACGCAATAGTTCCAGCGGCATGACTGCGATGGAATCAGCCAGAAGTGTCACCGCCGCGGTCAAGGCGCTATGCGCGAAAGCCGTATTCTCATTCACCAACTCACCTGAGTAGTTATTGAAGAGTGGGCGAGCCGTAATCTGGTACGGGTCAATGTTCAACGGGAGTGCGCGCTTCTCAGTTCTCTTGAAGATGCTCATGCCGTTAGGTATCCAATTCCGATGAGTGCCAGGCCACCGACCACTATTCCAGCAGTCAGCGACCATGATGTTACACCAATCACGACCAATAGTGCGCCGATTACCTCAAGACTCGTGGTTATCGCCGCCCGATTGAACCAGGTTCGCCACGGTTTCACCATAGGTTGATAACCATCGGTGCGTCATCGGCTGGTTGTTGTCTGCGTGTTGCTCTATCCACGGCCATAACCATAGCGATACAAGCGTCAATCTTGCGCTTGCTCTTGCCTTTACTCAATCGCCATCCCGTATCGGTCATGCGTTGCGCAGCGGAGAGAACCTGGTCGGTGAATGTTGCCTTGAACTATCAGTTCATAGGTTTGGCCGCAGGCTGGAACCATTCGTTGCCCCGTTTGTGGGAACTCACTCATCGGTAATCCTTCGTCAATCAAGATTTCTGCTGAACGCTGGAAGTAGGCAGGGTCAAACGCGAACTCCGTAACCCGATACTTCAAGTGAACTTCGCGTAGGTAGGCCTCAATCTCAGACACATCAACGCCTTCATCCTTTGGTTGCCAGATACGGGCGCGCACCACAACGCGGTCAGCCTGTGGTTGTGCTATCGCTACGGCGATGCTGTCGTGCTTCAACGCCATGTCAATGCCAACCCAG